CCGTTGCTGTCAACAAGAATACTAGTAGGCTGCTTAACACCGATGGCATAGCTTAGTTGGATATTACACCAGTCTGCCATTTCATCTGCTACCACATTCTTGGCAAGCCAGCGAGCCATGTATGCTGCACTGCGATCTACTTTTGTAGGATCCTTGCCACTAAAAGCGCCGCCACCGTGGGGAGCAAAGCCGCCGTAAGTATCAACGATGATCTTACGTCCTGTAACACCAGCATCCCCGTCAGGGCCGCCGATAACAAAATTACCAGTGGGATTAAGATGCCATACTGTTTTTTCATCAATCAAGTCTCCTAATACACTGTTTGCTGCTAATCGAGATAAGTTTCTTGCTAGTTCTACATTGCCGTCGGTGTGTTGTGTACTGACAACAATCTGATCAATACGTTTAATAATGCCTTCACGTCTTGCACCATTATACTCAACACTTACTTGTGACTTGGCATCTGGACCAAGCACATCACCTTGTAATCGCAATGTTTTAAGTTCTTTTAAAATTTCATGGCTGTAATGAATAGGTGCTGGCATCATACTGGGTGTATGATTACAAGCGTAGCCAAACATAATGCCCTGATCACCAGCACCAAAGTCATCGGTGCCCAGCGCAATGTCAGCACTTTGTGAATGGATTTCATTGTAGATGTTTAGTTTATCCCAATGAAACCCATCCTGTTCGTAGCCAATCTCTCGAACTTTATTGCGTACAATTTCTTTTACTTGGTCTTTGCTTACATTAAAGTTTTTTACTTCGCCCGCCAGCGTAACATGGTTGGTAGTTACAAGTGTTTCGACTGCAACACGAGTAGTAGTATCGCCTGCCTTTAACCCAGCATCAACGAGTGCGTCTGAGATTTGGTCTGCTACTTTATCCGGGTGTCCGTCGCTAACACTTTCGCTAGTAAAAATGTAGTTCATTTACAATCCTCTTCTAATTCTATCTAAGTCGATTGGCGCAGCCATTGCCTTGCGCAGCCGTTCCGCCTGTTTAAGTTCCCCAGGCGTTTCCAAATAGACTGATGTGGAGTCTTGGAGTGAATCTCCATCCTTTTTCCATACAAACTTCGGCAACTTCGCGAACGTTGAGATTATACTCTTCCGAACGTCCACCAAGCGGCATAAGATATACTGGACACTCAATGCCCGCATCACGATATGCTTGAACAGCACGGCCAGCTTCATCAATGTCTGCACGATCAGCAACAACAAATTTGAAGTAAATATCACTGCCGTCGACACGACTGTAGTCGAGAGCAACGCCAGGCTTGATAGCATCATTCCAACTTTCTCCTGATACGGAGAGTTTAGGGCTGCAACTCCATGTGACCGTAATTCTGTCTTGATCATTAAGATAGTTAAAGAAATCGCTGTGTAGATTTTGTGTAGTGTTTGTTTCAAATGTGACATTTTTTAAATCCTGCATACGTGGGTGCTGAAATAGTTCTATGTACAAACGCTGCCATGCCAACAGCGGTTCACCACCTGTTAAAATCAAATGGACGTCTTGTCCATTATCCATTGTCCACTTACCTTCTGGAGTAAGAGATAGAATATGTTCTACTACTTCGTCAATAGTAGCGTCATGCACCAAGTGTTTAAACTCGGGATAGATACTTGCATATGTATCACACCCTGTGTGGATAATAGGCAAGTCTTCAAACTTTTCAACACGATCAAGAATGCCGCCATCCAGCAAGTCTTTTACTTCTTGATTGTATCGTTGTCCTGCTTCGTGCTTTTCTGCACGACTAGGCTCGTTACGTCCAAGGCCAAAGTTCATGCAACGAAAGTTACAACCAAATGTGCGTAGGAATACACTGGGTACTCCTACAAACTTGCCTTCGCCTTGGACACTATAAAACGCTTCGCTATACCGTAGTTTCATATTAAAACGATCCTATAGCTGCAAGCGCAATAAACGGAGCGCCCACTAGCATGAATACGATTATTGCTAGTGCAAGTGGAAGGCCTTTACCTGTGCAATAGTTTTCTTTATGTTCACTCATCGTGCAAACTCCTGTTGCAATTTAATATTGTCAAAGAATTCTTTCTTTGTGCTCTGATCAGTCTTAAAGCTACCTTCGAGTACTGTAGTTTGTGTAAGGCTGCTATTTGCCATGATACCTCTATTTTCACAGCAACCGTGTGTTGCCTGAATGTAAACACCCAGATGCTCTGCACCTGTTGCAGCTTTGATCTCACGTGCAATATCATTTGCAAGTTCTTCTTGCAATGTACCACGTCTAGCACACCACTGTGCAATACGTGTGTACTTGCTAAGTCCAATCAGTTTATCAGCAGCAATAATACCAATGTATGCAACACCGCTTACAGGCTGATGATGATGTGAACACATACTCTTTAGTTCACTGCGTACTACCAACATACCTTCATAGCGGTTCAAACTGTCATTAGGAAATGCAGTTGCGTCTGGACGATAGTCGTAGCGTCCTGCCATAATCTCATTGTAGTACATCTTAGCCAGTCGACGTGCTGTGCCTTTTGAGTTAGGATCAGTATGTCGATCGATAATTAGTGTGTCAAGTACAGTTTCAAATGCTAGTGTAGCATCGTCAATCAGTTGTTCTTTGTCGCCTTCTTGTAGCAAGCGAGCAATGTTGTCTCCGGCCCAGTAACGCTTGTCTGCGGCTTTACAACGTTCGATAATTTCTTCGTATTTTTTCATTTAGTTCTCCGATGTTAAGGCAGTGGATTGCCATTAATATACTGTAAGTATACACGTTTATTTAGGTTTTGTCAACTTATTCTTTAAAATATTTGTTGAGCATTTCCAGCTGGTCTTCGTATTCAGACATTGCTTTCAGCTCAATCTCAATTGCTTCGATGATGTCACTGTGTTCACCAATACCTGCTGGGTTATGTAGATATACTTCTACATTTGCTTTGTGCTTGGCAATGTGTCCTAGTGCATGGGTGAACACTGCTTCCAATAGTATTTTACGCATTTTTATTCTCTCTTTCATTAATTTGATTCATAAGGGTATACAAGCCAGACATCTTCTTCTAACTTGTTCACTTCGTCGTAGTGGTATTTTACATCTTCGAACTTGCTGTTGAGATTTTCTGTCATAACAGCAAATCGAACATTCTTACCCCAAATGCTATTCCAAGCATCTGTTTCATCGGGCAAACAACTGTTCTGCCAATCTTGTTTAATCCAGTTGAATGTAGAACCGGTATCGTTGATGTCGTCTACAATAAGAATATTCTTACGCAGCGACAGGTCCCATCTTGCACCAGTAATGCCAGTTTCTTCTGGATAGTTATATCCAAAAGCATCTTCGCTCATCCAAAGATTGCTCTCAGGTCCGCATTCACTATCACGCAAACTAACTTTAAGTGTTTCCATTCTACAGTCAATTTTATGGCTAAGAATGGTTGCCAATGGCAGTCCGCCTCGTGTGATTCCTACAATATAATCAGGACGCCAATTGTCCTTGTACATTTGTAGAATAATTTTATCTGCTGCCTTCTCAACATCTTGCCAACTATAATATTTCTTTTTCACTTCAACAACTCCATACTTAGACATTTATTAACATAGTCGCCAATATTTCGGTCTTTTTCGATAATGTAAGTGCTGCTGATGCTGTTATCAGTTTTTCTGTCAAAGCGTCTAAACTCAAGTAGTTGACCGTTGACTGCACTGTAGATACGGAATGATAGAATAGGATCCTGTTCGGGCTTATTATCGCGCTGGCTGCTGCCAAGCGTTGCGACGTCTGACTCACAGTTAGCGGCCCATTTCCAAACTTTTCTTTTAAGCCAATTCATTTTCTACTAATCTCCTTATCATTTCATAATTTTCTTTTGCTTTGGCAAATGCTGGAAACTGTCTTGCCATTTCTTCTTCTCGTAGTTCATGTTCCATTTTCTGTTTTGCCCACTCTACAACAGTGTCTAACTCAATACTATCAACCCACGAAGTTGTGTTTACAGGGACAAACGTCGATCCATCATAGACTTGTAATTGTCCGTTGATTGCTCTTACTTCCCCTTCGACTGCGCCGCGAGATCCGTTGTTGGTATAGGGTAGTCGAGTGTGAGTACGTACTGGAATCATTTGCCGTCCTTGGCTTTTTTCTCATCACGAGTAAGTTTGTTGTTCCACGTGTGATTACTAATGCCAAGTTCGTTTGCCATGGGTTTGGTTTTGCCTTGCGTAACTTTACCACCCTTGGCTAGAAATGCGTCAATCATTGCTTGGTCGGTAGTTTTTTTAGGTTTAGGTCCCATTGACATTACTTGGATTCCTTTAATGTGTCAAATGTTTTGTATTTTTCAAGAGCACGTTCGTACTCATCTTTTAGTTCTTTTAGCTTAGGATACTTTGCTTCCATGTCTACGTGTCTCTTTAATAATAACACAGAGTCACGTAGTTCGTCAAGTTCTTTCATGACATCTCTGCCTTGAACAACAAGAGGAATATCAACCAGCATTGCCTTTGCCTGCGCGATCTTCACGTCGTCGACTATACTGATAGTACCATAGTTAGTACCACTAGTAACAGCACTACTAGTGATAGTACCAGCATACCCACTAATGCCAGGCCGCTGGACTGAGAGGGGTTTCATTTTGTCTTGTACCGATCCTGGCAGGATTCCAATTGTTGATGCCCAATTGCTGTCCACTGTCGCTGTTGTATACTTTGTCATATAGTTTAAAACTCTTCTATAGTTAAGTTTGTGCAGTCTTCTCTCAGCATGTGCAGGATCATAGCGCTGGCACTACTGTGATGTAAACTGTACCTCAACCTTGATACGTCAGGTAGTTCTATCACTTTGAATCCACCGCCTCGGAATTTGTGGATTTCGGCCATCACGCTGCCTGGACCGGAGGGACGTATCTTTATGTGCCAAACATGGTGTGTGGTCAACGGCATCAGGAGAAGTAGTCTTCTAACGAGCCGGTCCGCTTTGTATCTAATGTCGCACAGTGAAATCCACCGCTCATACTACGTGCTTGACGCATAGGCAATCCAATAGTATCAACTCCGTGTTTGCCCAAGATGCGTCTTAGTTTTTCTTGTTTCTCATCTACAATAACAAGTTCTTCATTTACGCTTAAAAAGTTTAGTCCAATGTACGGGCTGCACGGAGCAACGCCTGTGTTTGCTGCCGGTACGTGTAAGTCTTCTTCACCTACCCAAATTTTATCCCAGTCTTTAAAGATTGGAGGATAAAAGTTTTCGTTGAGTCTGCCAGCATTAAGCAGCACTAGTCCTGGGCGCAACGGCAGCACTGTGCTGTCAAAGTGTGCAAAGCTGTAATAACGCTCTGCAACATGCAAACGATAACCCTTTGGCTCAAGGATAGTTTTAAGCCACTGGAACCCAAGTTGATTGCCGCTGTTGCTCACTTGACACAACAGGTCTCTACCCAATCTAACAATGTTAGGAGCGTCAAAAATAATCTCTTTGTTTACCAGTGTGGCATCGCGCCTGTCTTCTAGTTGATAGTTATCGTCTGTTAGAATAGGCTTAGGAGCGTTGATCCATTGCGTACCTTCGGCCATCCATTCATACAAGTGTTTGTAGTATGCTCTAGTTTCAAAATATCTAGCTCGCATTGGACTTGGGCATTCGATAATCATATTGTCTAAGGGCAGCAGCAAATCTCTAGGGCAGAATGTATACCACCCCGTTGTTTCCCACTCAGGTGTGCTGAACTTCTTATTGTGATCAACCGAATCTGGACGTCTTACTTTAACGCCTAAATCTGTTAAGCATGTTGACAACCCTTCAAGATCTTCATTTGCTTCATCTGCAATCCACTGTGCAATAGGTTGCCCGTCAAATTGTTTAATGTCTTCAAATTGTTCTCCACCATAGATAAAGCTGTGTGTGCTTTTGTTCATAGTAGGGTGAACACAGTTGTCGGCAGTACCGACAATAATTTCTTCTAATGGGTCCCAGTCGTTGTTAGTCTGTACGGGCATAATCTAGTCCTTTAATAAATTGCTTATGGAAGCTCAACCGATTCGTTTTACCGCCTCTATTGTACTCATTCCATTCGTCTCCACCAATGCCAAACAATATTGTCTTACTTGGTTCCACACCTAAATTATAACAGAACTCTAGTTGTTTGTCAATATATTTAGATGGAATATAATCCGGAGTAAATTTTTCTAGATACTTAATACCAAGAGCTGCGCCTATTTTATTATTGTAATTTATCTTATGATATACAAATAACGTATCGTCGTCATCTTCTTTTGTATATCTAATACCGATACGTGCATATGCTACAGGAAACGTCTTACTCAAGCTGAACGTAACATCTGTAATACAATTGTATGCAAGGTCAAATTCAATCCCGCGACATGCACCAAAGTATGCACAATCAACAAGTACTGGAATTTCCAACTCACTGCATTTACGCATTAATGAATGATAATTCTCGTGTTTATTTCCTGTGTCGGCAAATGGCAATGATATAATAACTGCATCATTTTTGTGCAATGGTGCATCGTCTAACCATCCCCAACTGTATCCATTGCGCCATGCAAGTTTATGATACATGTAGTCGCCTTTGTAACAACGGAATCGACGGTTGTGATGTTTTATATAAAACTTATCAAAACTTTCAGTAGTTCCATTACTAAAACATCTATACTTAAACTGTTCTAATCCTACAAAACTATTCAGCGTTGTGCTTTTAATCCAGCTATCATAATTGTACAAGTACTCGTCGATGATTGTACTGTTGTTTACACAACTAAGATCCATCGGTTCTCTCAGCAGTTTAATAGTTGCTGGATCTTGTATAGCAAATGCACTACCAAAATCCATGCCGCGCCTATCATTAGGAATATTTGTCATCTTCGTCCAAAAATGTTACTTGTGAAACAATAATATCACTAGGACCAAAGTTGCACATACCGTGCCACGCATAGCCCTTCCATGTATATGTATCACCTGCTTGCCAGTGTGTATACACTTTGTCGCCTACTTGTAAAACCTGTCCTCTGTCCCAATCTTCCATCATCACAACACTGCGACATACATTGTGTACATTGTCTTCTTTGATGTCATTATATTTTACAAAGGTAGCATATGTGTCAAAGTGCCACATTAAACTGCAACCGGGTGTGAGTTTTAAAAAGTTGTAGTTGAACTTCATGTGTGCATACGGCTGGATAAGTACGCTCAACTGTTCAGTTAAAGGCGGCCGAATGCACATGTAGTGCAGACTACCTTCTTTGGGAACTCCCCATTCTTTATACATTGCTTCTAGTGATTTTTTATTCTTTGTAGCAAACGTATCCCAATCGCTATCTTGCGGAATTTCGTCTGTCATATAAGTTGCTTCCCAGGATAGCGTAAGAAGATCGTTGCTATCCCATGTTACTTCAGCAACAAGACTTTCGTTTGCGCTGTATTCTTGCCACTGTTCGTAGCTCTTCATGTCCATGATACTTCTGCTTCCAAGTGCGCTGCTATATACTCTTTATTTGGTATATTGTATATTTTTAAAATATCTAGTAATTGTTGTTTTTCAGATGGTGCTAAGTTTATTATATCTAATTCTGCTGGAAATGTCAAGATATTTGTTGTCCACTTTGCATATTTTTTAGTCCATTTTGCCAAATCCGGCAATCCGTTCCAGTTATTTTTATGTACAGTAGTGTGTATGGTATAATTAAACAATGAGGATATTTGATCCAACGTATCGACCACTGTACTCCAAACGCTGCCGCTGCGCACTTGATCATTTAATGCGCCATATCCATCTATGCTTACAGTGAAGTGAACATGTTTGCATTGTCTTAACAATTGATAATCTTCTTCACGCAACTTGTGCATACCGTTGGTAAAGTATTCTACTTCTAAATATTCTAGGGTGTCAAAACTTTCTAAGAAACGTCTATGACGATTTGTCATCAAGGGCTCGCCACCTAAGAATACAACCTTCTCGATGCTTTCTGGAATGTTTGTAAATTCAGTTGAGCTGGTGATGCCGTCTTTGGGATTGGCAGCTGGATTCTTTTTAACAAACCAGCTGTGACTCCATTCTTCCCAGCAGCCGTCACAGGTAAGATCGCATATGTTATCAAACCCTACTTCTAAATAACGTAGTTTGATTTCGTCTGTGGTATAGGTTTTGTTAAACCGTTGTCTAAGACTTTCCTTGCCTAATACTTCTTCATGCTTGCACTTAGCACAATTTGTATCATCGATAGTCCAATTATTCCTTAGTGTGTTGTACTCCGAACTACGAAGTATATCGTCTACGTTACCATTAAATTTTAGTATAGGTTGTTTATAACGGCAACAAGGGAAGACGCGATTGCCTCCCCTTATATTAGTGTGACTGTACAATGCTGCGCATTTAGTTGTCATCTGCTTAGGTTCTTCCAATCTCCAGATTATATTGATCCAGACACATATCTTCTATGCTTTTAGTTAGCATAACATAGTTTGACAAATTATCAACTACACTAGAAACTGCATCGCCTTCTCTACGAGCTGCTATCACTCTATTTAATTTCTTTCCGGTTACTTGCTCCATGGTATTGAGTACATCCAATACACTGTATCCAGTGTTACTGCCTAGGCATTCGTAAGGAGTATCGGCAGGCCCAGCTTCTACCGCAGTAACAATAGCATTGCTGAGATCCACGACGTGAATGTAATCACGCACACAGGTTCCGTCTCTGGTATCATAATCTGTTCCGTATATTTCTATTTGTTGTCTTTTACCCGCAGCACATTCGGCAGCCACCCGTATCAGATGAGTAGGTTCTCCTAGTTGACGATTAACACCGTCTGTGCCACTAACATTAAAGAATCTAAAAATAGTATAACCGGCTGCTTTTTCCTTGATTACATCTTCTGCTGCTACCTTACTTCTAGCATAAGGGCTAGCCATTTCCCACGCACTACTAGTGCTGGCAAACAACACATGCGGAGTAGATACTCTTTCTAACAAGTTAGCAGTACCCATAACATTTACACGATAGTATTCAGTGGGCTCTATCAAACTTTGAGGTACAACACTGCGCCCTGCCAAATGTACAACAGCATCATAGCTGCCACATACAGCACGGTCGCGAATATCGATATTATAGTATTCGTCACAGTAGCCAGTTAGATCGTTTGTTTCGCCGTGGATCTCTGTGTCCCACCCGATGACAGTATGCTTGTGTTCTTTTAATAGTTTACAAACATGGCTTCCGATATAACCAGATGCTCCTGTGACTAACACTTTCATCAGTACTTCCTCTTTGCTACTTCATCTCTGTAGCGGTTACTGTTGCGATTCCATTGTTCGCCTCTGCCATCCATAATATCAAGACAACGATCAATAGTGCCTGATGTCCAGTCTGAAATTTTACCAATGTCCTTGTGTGGCGCATCAAGCAAACGATCTAGTTTGTCTGCTGCGTCTTCCATACTCCACGGAATATACAAGCGTGTATGGTCATTGTTAAAGATTTCAGGGAAACTACGGTATGCTGGAAACAACACATTAGTACCCAGCGCATCAGCTTCGCTAACAGTGTTGCTGGTCCAATCCTGTAACGCACAGTTAAACATCACACGACTATCACTAAGAATGTTGTAGTATTCATTCTTTTGTAGATTTTCGTATACTGTTAACACACCCCGACGAGCCAGCTCGTTTGCTCGTTCGATGTATTTAGGATTGTTTGAACGCAGTGGACCGCCTTGTAGTACAGCAAACTCAACGTCTGTATCAGCATACTCTTCCGCAAGATCCATGTAGAAGTCAGGCTGTTTCTCTTGATCCCAACGTGCTGCAAACACAACACGCATTTTACGTTCATTAAAAGGCTTGATGATGCCTACTCGTTCTTGTACTTCTGTCTTATCAAAAGCAAGTCCGCTGATGTTGTATAGTGGGGCTTTCCAGTTTGCAATCTTCATGTTAGCAACCATTTCTTCGTTGCTAGCAAGAACGCCTGTAACAAACTCGTTGCACATCTCTTCGTACAAACTCATCCACTTGCCCATACCCCAAACGTGTACAAAGTCATCTGGATCAACAGCTTGTGCTAAACAGCGTATCCAAATTTTAGGTCTTTGTTCTGCTGGAATTTGATCCATGATGTATGGAAGCGATTCCATTCCAGGCTGAAACATGTCCTCAAAGAACACAACGTCTTCACCAGTTACTTCGCCGTTGCGCATCATCTGTACAAGATTCATCATCTGGCTCATTGCAAAGAAAGAACGCCCGTGTGCATCTAGTACCTGGCCTACTTGAATTGCTTTTGTATTATCAATAGTAATTCCAGGAACAACAACGTAGTCAATGCCACGCTTTTTAAACGCACCTACACTCCAGTCTTGCAACTGGAGTGTATAGCGTCCTTCATATGGCTCAAGGCCCATATAAAAGAGTTTACGCATATTAACGTTTCCGATTGTTAATAACAGGACGGCCTTCACGCTCTGCACGAGCAACTGCTCGCTTCCAGCCGCGCCACTTTTTAAATGCAACCCACATTTTAGACTTTTCGTTGTACAAGTCAGCTTCATCAAACGGCAACGGGTTGCCAAGACGATCTAGTTCTGTCGTACAATAATTACGAAACTCATCAAGATCAGTGTACACTTTGTTAACTACAGGATTACTAATAGTCATATTTTTATTTTCCTTAGATATTTGTTGAAGGATAAAAGTTTGAACAGCCATTTTCGCCATCTTCGGCGACATCAATTTCTACAAAGCGGCCAGGGTACTTTGCAGTAATTTCGTTATACAAGTCATCTGCAATCATTTCGCAGCTCTTGTGATTCAATTGAATTACATCTTGTGCATACAATCTTTCCATCCAGCGCTTAAACTGGATAAATTCAATGTCGCGATCGTTGTGAAACACTTCGATGCGAATCTTAAAGTGGAAGATATGACGATGCGGAATGCCTAGGAAGGAAACATCATCCCAATCGCCAGTTGCTAGTTTAGGATCAGTATCCGCACCTGGGTACATGTGTACGCCTTCTTTGCGGAATGTAACCCAAATGCTTTTAGTAGGTTGTGTGCTCATTTGTCTTTCTCTTAGCTTTCTTGCTATACAGTTATAATAACACTCTTACGACATATTGTCAACGGATTATTTCATCAGTTGTGTACTTGGACCAGTCTGTAAACACACTCTTCTCTTTTAAATCATGCAGCCTATGGACCCACACACCTGGATTACTAGCATCAAAGCCCTTGTCATCAATCTTTAAACAAGCATTATAACCAAGTTGATCAATATACGGAATCTTAGCCGAAATCATCGGAATGAAACGGTTGTGTTCGGTTAACCCTGTTTCCAATAGTCCTTCAACTCGGGCGGTATCTACATCTAATGTAACCCAAAACTTCTTGTTAAGCAACGGAAATGCCATTTTCTCCCACGGCCCCCATTGTTGTTCGGTATCGTCTGTAACATCAAAACTCATGTTAGCACCTAGATAAATGTGCTTGCACCCGTTGAAGTTTGCAATAGTAGCTATCTCGTCTGGATCATGAATGCCTACAACAAAAAGTGTTTTCTTTCCGTATGCAGGAGTGTGTTCAACTTCTGTGCCTACAAAGTATTGCACATCTTCAATATTGTCGCCTTGGTCGTATACTCTTTTCATGATGTTTTTACCTTATGCATTTCGTTCCAAACATTCCAACGCTTCTTTATATATTCGTTAACATCCCCTTCTGCGTAGTTCTGTTCCTTCATAGTAGTTATTATACGATCTAAATCTAAAAGAGCAAGTCCTAATGCCGATAACTGCATTTCTTTTTCATTAATATCCATTTGTCAATCCCTCTGTAACCTGGCTTTCAATTCTATGTATTTCATCTTTGAGCCAAAGTTTTTGAGTTTTTAATCTGCGGATTTCGTCTTTAGCAGATCTGCTGTGAGTGGACAATTCAATTATTTCATTGTCCAAATTACGATGTTTAAGTCTTAGTTGTTCAAGATGTGAATCGGTGCTGTCATTCATAATTACTTTCCTTCAAATAATTCGTTGAACTTTGTACTAGCGTTTACAGTTTTCTTGCCAATGTTAAGTCTAGTACCAATAACTTGCATCCAAAAACGATCATGTTGTTCAATCAAGTCTAAACTTTTTTGTCTGTCTTTCAAACTAAAGATTTCGTCGATTACTTCTTTAAACTTAACACCCCATTTTTCATCAATGAGCATGTACGGAAACTTGCCAGCATCATATTCTCTGTTGGCACGTTGCGTACTTTCAATGTGCATCCAAACATTATGACCCATTTGTAGCGCATAGCTAAAGCTATCCCAGCTGGTAGAATCTTTTTTGCGAACAATAGTATTACCAGATTCGTCTAAGATAGGATTGCCATGCTTGTCCATATCAATATCGCCTGCTTTAATTTTAGGAGATCCAACTTTGTTTTTATCACCTTCGGCATATATACAAATGTCATTCATATTACAATGTACACTCATTGGCGAATCTTCAAACGCAGCTAGGATACCATCTGTAATAACAGCATCTCTAAACTTGCGAGTGTCTGTTGAATACTTCAGCGCATCAGCACCCGGTGACATCATATAACTCCACTTACCACGATCTTCAATGCGAATACTGTGATAAATTTGTCCGTTAGCTGTAGCAAGAAACGGTGACGCACAGTCGTATGTGATCATAAAGTTAGGATTATGATACTTGCGAATAGCACGTTGGATGTCAGTAAGCAATATTGCCCATTCTAGCTTGCTAGTACCAAGGAAGTGCATCACGTCATGTATGCCTTGTTCTAGTAACCCGTCGTGGATCATGTGTACAAGTCTACGCAGAATCAAGTGTACGTCACACATGTTCTGTCCACCCATTGCCCACCCGTCAAAGTGTGTATCAGGATACTTAGCTGGATCGCAATAGTCTTTGAATTCTTCATACCAGCTGTCTGCGTCAGCGTGATTGCTGCCTTGTAGTACGTTTAGTACTTTAAAGTTGCCGCGGCGGTTGGCCATATAATAACGAGCATTAATGTGCGTAGCATCTACAGCATCTTGATAGCTGTGAATGTTTGCTGCTTTTGCTGCTTTAGGATCCTGGAACGTCCAAGTTGGAATATCCAACATCATTCCATAGTCCATGTATTCTTCCATCCAGTTAACAACTAGTTCACGCTTTTTAGCAGCATGTGGACAGTTAGGATCAGTCCAGTCACCTGGCCAAAGGCCTTTGGCAATCTGGAACCCACCCGAGTCGCCCAGCAACCATGAATTATCTCTATCACGGTTGCGAAGCATATCTTCTTTTTCACTATGCTTGTTTACATCTAGCTCTGCGTGTCCTGCAGAATAGAGCGCCCACTTATAGTGGAACACTCCTTCTTTGGCATTGAGGAAGTTCATTGCTTCTACCGTACCGATACCTGCAGGCACCCTTGCTGGATCTACATACTCGCTGTAGCGTTGCTTGCCAATAAAAGTGGCATAGAAGCCACTAATACTAGGTAAGAAAAACGCATAATCGTTTTGTGATGCAGTCAGGTCAGTGTTCATTATTTTTGCTGTGCTGGAAGGATGTAATCGTATGTTGCCATGCCGCTGTCAACTGTAATTTTCATAGCGCCTTGATCAGTGATGCTTAGTTCTTTATCGCCATCCAAGTTCAAGATAGCAATAGTTTGCGACACTGGCCATGCCCATGTGTGTGTTAGTTTTCCTTCAATACCGTGCTGGAAAGTAAACTTACCTGCGTGTGTGTTCAAGTCTCCAAAATAGAAGTTGAGATCGCCGTCTTCAGTTCTAACCTGGAACACTGTTTCTTCTGAATGTGCGCCTGCCATCAACTTCATGCGAGCAATACTTGCCATAGTAGGAGTAATTGCTACGTCCCAGCTGTTGCCTTTAAACTTAACCGACTTCAGCTTCTCTTCGATAACTGCTTTGTTCATAAAGCGATAATCGTTCTGGAAGTCGCCACCTTTGTTTTCAAAGTGAATGTGTGTGGGAATAGTTTCGCCGTTGCGCTCTTCTTGAATAACATCAATCTTAGCATTGTCGCGATACTCAGGATTTTTAATGTGATAGGCAAGTTTACCCAAATCTGGCATACCAAACGTGCCAACAAACGCACCAACCGGAGTGTTTGTAGTTGCTGTCATAATAACACTACGATCCTCGGCCATGCTTTCGATCAGCGTTTCTTCTTCTGCTGTGACTTTTAGTGTAGTGATGAAGCCCAACGAATGTGTATGGCTTACGATGTCTTGTAGAATATCTTTCATGTCTCTCTCCATATTATTATGTTTATTATATTATATAAGTTGCTGGGTGTCAAGTCTTTTTTTGCAGTGTTTTGTTATACTCTACTGCTGCTTCGAGTGTATTTAGGTTTATATTTTTATCTGCTGCCATTTTTAATAGTGCAGCAGTGTCCTTGGGAAAACACATTCCGCCAAATCCTCTAACACCGTCATCCGGCATTACCTGCGTATGACTGTGTCCTATACGAGTATCGTGCGCAATGCCAGCACGTACTTGACCAAAGTCAATTCCGCTAGCAGTACACATGTCGTATACATGATTAAAGAAACTAACCTTTGTAGCAAGAAAACTATTCCTAAAATATTTGATTAGTATTGCTTCTTGTGGTTTTACAATATACTGTTTAATGTCAGGATACTGTATACTGTATTGATCCGCCCAAAATGAATAATCGCCACTTAATATTACATTATCAACATCTTTAATGTCGTTTAAATAATTAGCAGCCCGAAGAAATTCTGGACTAAAACAAATTTCTTTTTGTGGAAATGCTTCTTTTAATGTATTCCATCCATCTAAACTGATAGTACTTTTAATCAGTATTTTGGCATGATCCGGTGCTGCCTTTACAACATCGTATACTATACTAATATCGCAAGCGCCGTCGGTTGATTGCGGAGTAGGAACGCATACAACTAGATATTGCGTATCCTTGTCAATTGTATTGGTGTTATATTGCGGATCTACAATTTTAATATCCGCGAACCGCCCTTTAAAAAATAATTCGTATGCTTTGCCTACAAAGCCGTATCCAGCAATAACCATCATCCTGCTATTTTTGCTTCCTGTAGATACCCAAGTCTTTCCCAGGTGTCACGCCAATGTCTAACTTGATAGGAATGATTGATTAATTTTGCCAACGGCTCGTCATTGCCACCCGGCAATGTCTTGTCACCAAAGAAATACAGCTTATCTTCTTTTTGGTTGAAGTCTTTGATGATCTGACTCTTGTCATATCCAGTTGGATAAATGTCAAGCCCTGTATCGCCGCCGATTGTAGCAGTAAGATCTTTGTATGTCATGTTGAACTGTAGGGCAATGCTTTCGCGCTCACGCCACATTGTATCCCATTCTACATACAATTTGCGATCCTCTGATGCAGCATTACGGCCTACAATACTAAAGTTTGCAGTTCCAGGGCGTTCTTCGATGTGATTACCTGTACGCACTGGAAACTTACTGCCTTCGAGCCACCCTGTTAAAAACTTATGACACTCGTCTGGAAGTTTCCAGTTGTTGCGTTTAATATTTTTGCCGTGTTGCCATACATCATTGCCACTACAGTTGTAAACAGCATTAACTCGGTTTACAATACGCTCTCCAAGTTGCTCTAGTGTTTTAGGATAATCACTTCCGGTTACAAGATACACTTCGTTGTCTTGGCAAAATTCTGAAAAGAATTCGCCAAACTCGGAATCTATAGGTTGTCTACTTGGAGTGAGTGTACCGTCCACATCAAATATAAATTTATTCATTTTGGTCCTTTGTAAAATGCGATTTCATTATTCTACAATGCTCACTTCAGCAAAGCAGTCAATCTTCTGAGCTGTTTTTAGGGCAAGCTCTTTGTTATCAGCAGTAATTTCTACAATCTGATCACACTCGTAACCGAACATACTGTTATAGATTCTAACTTTATACATTATCTTTCTCCTCTGCTGCTACTCGTTTACGCAAATCACTTGTACTAAATCTATGATCACGCTTGTTAAAGTGTAGTTGTATGCCACGTTTGCGACATACATCTTTTCCACTAAACTCTTTTTCTCTGTATTCTTCACCTAGGAATCTTACGTCGACCTGAAACAGTTCTAGTATGTCTACCAAGTCCTGTTCTGTTTGATAAGGAACAATCTCGTCAACAAATTTTAGTGCGTTGAGTTGTGCGTAACGCTCTACCAATGTTTGTACAGGCTTGTTCTTTTCCTTTGGGCGATCGATTGTAGGGTCAGTTTGTAACCCTACAATCAGGTAATCGCAGTTTTCGCTTGCTTCACGTAACATTCCAATATGCCCGGCATGCAACAAGTCAAATACACTGAATGTAATACCTACTTTCACTTCAATTCCAGTCAAACAAGTTATTAAACGTAGTGGTTTGCTTTGTGCTTTGTAAGTCGTAGTTAAGAACACCAATCAAGTTGTCTAGTTTGTTGTCAATAATAACTTCTTCCATTGCCGAATCATCAAACGGAAGTTCTTTGAACCATTCGGGCATACGCAACTCGTCTGTTGGATAAGCTACACTAGTATAGCCCAGCGGATTGGCTTTTACCTTACAAACAATAACTTTCATACCGTCAACAATCTCCTGCGAGTACTTGTCGCCATTCATACGCTTGAGTGTGTTCCAGTTGATACTTGCTCTAACGTGTCCGGGCATGTTGGCTTTGCCTTGCTTTTCTTCTAGGCGTTGATAGTGTCCGACTTTGTTTGCACGTTTGGGCGAACCCTTTTCGTATCCTGGACGGTCTTTGAATTCCTTGCGGAATTGAGAAATGCTATCAAGGATATCTTTCTCGTCTGCCTTTTGCAATACCATCATAAGCAATGTGCTGAGAAATTCTTGCATAAACACTGGCGTATCCGAACGTTTCAGATCCAGGCCCATGGCCTTTACCTTGCCCGCTTTACCATCGATGTCTGTTCTAAACCCTTCAATGTCTGTAACTAATGCTGCATAACGCTTCTTGGTAATAAACAATCCTGTTTCTGCAACAATCTCACGTCCTGCTGCAATAACATCTGAACGACTTTTGGGACAATGAAATGCCTTTGCCATAAAGTCAGCAAATGTAGTGTTTGCTTGCTCTGCAATCTGATCATACAGTTGAATAGCATTTTCTTTTGACCACGGAACTTTGCCTGCTGCAACATCGTCCTTGAGCATTGGCCACGCACTAAAGTATACAGAGTCAGTATCACCATAAATAACTGCTTTGCCTACGTGATCATATTCGCCTGTGATAATCTTATTAACTTCGGCACTCATGTGTTTAACAATTTGTCTACCACTCAGAGTAGTTGATTGTCCAATACGTTTGTCAAAGAATCTACAACCAGGATTAAGAATAGCACCATACAAACTGTTCAAGTTAATTTTCTTAACCAGCTGACGCTTGTCCCAGTATTCAATCTCTGCTTCGTTCTTGGCATCCTTTGCCTTCTTCAGCATCTTCTGTAGATCTTTACGTTCTGAATACCAACGCTTTAGCAATCCTGGAATAACAGCTTCAAACTCATGTGTAAAGATAGTACCGTTTGCACTAAGCATCCACGGAACATGGCTGTCAAAGATTAGTTTGTAGATTTCTGCGCCGCTTAGTACATCACTGCGGCCGTCTTCCCAATCTAAAGTCAGCGCCACATCTCTACGCTGATCCATAACAGCTTCGTATTCCTCTGTAGCAAAGCGACCTTCCCAGCTGGTAGCAAAGGTCTTCTTCCTAAGAGTTATATCTTCGTGAATTCGTTGATCACTAATGTCCAGCCGAAGTTGGCCAATAATACTTTCCGGCGCCATGTTCATACTGCGAATAACACTTGGATACAGACTGTTCAAGTCCATTGAACCTACCCATTCATGCAAGCCCTTTTTAGGGAACGCAACATATGCACCTGCGGCTTGTGTGTTCTCACCGTGGTTGCGTCTGTTGGGAACCTGCATCCCGCGTCTGTGTGCTTCGTTGATGATGGCTTGTTCTGTAAGTGCAACTGCGCCTGCTGTTGTCTGTAGCAACACTGTGTTCTCGTGTGCAAGAACGTTTGCAAGATCGATAAATTTTAGTTTTTGATCTAGTTTATCCAGCAGTGCAACGTCTTGTCTGTTGTATTCAATAAACTTTTCAAAGTCTTTGTTGTACAGTTGATCCAGTGTACCTTCGTACACAGTCTTGTTTTCACCAACTTCCAGCTCACCAATAGCATCCAGTCGGTATGTGTGACGTTCTTCGTATGTGTATTTGCGATACAGGTTAAGATAATCCATATGTACTCTTCCGATAGTATCATATGTTTCGCTCATCTTGCCAAACTTTTCGTATTCGCGCTTTTTAGGTTTTTGTCCCCACAAGCAAAAACGTCTAGTGTCGTCGCTGCTGAGTATACGCTTGACTCGGTTAACAGTATACGGAACATCGTACCCTTCACTATTCCAGCCACTGTGGATGTCAGCATCCTCAATCAAGTCCAGGAACATGCTCAGCATTTGTCCTTCGCCTTCTTTACTGTTTGGAAAAAGAATACAGCTTTCACCCCAACGTGCGTTACACATTTCTTGTGCTTCTTCTAGCGGCAATCCCTTTGGCGGCATTGCAACTGTAATCAGCAAATCAAGCCACTGCAAATATACAGTGATAGCAGTGATAGGCATAAACGGATCGTCTATAGGAGCAAATCCACGCTCTGGATCAAAGTCAGTCTCGATGTCCCAAAACACCACGTTTAGTTTAGGTGCATCTTGATTGATATAGTTTTCACTCAAGCACTGAAAGATAGGATTGATATCGCTTTCAAACAGATTCTTGCCTTTGTTAATAGCAAGTTCTTTACGATAGTCCTTTGTATTCTTACATACAATGCGACTTAATGGATTGCCAAAAATACTTTTATATTTTCCCTTGGGATCTTCATAAAAGAATGTGTATTTTGCTTGATATTCTTGATAAGTTCTTTTACCATCCTTGCGTTCAACAACGCGAATGATATCGTGGTCTCGGTCAAAAAACCCGTCTACGTATGGCATTTATTCTCCTTGCGGCTTATGGCCCGCATACCGTTGTACCTGTTCTTAAAGTGAACGACTCTAGCACTACTTACTATTTTTTATCATGTAAATTGTAATTTTTGGATCATCTATTAACAAAACTTCACTGGGATATTTTCTATCTGTTGAACTTCTTTTGCCAACAGCTTGCAATATTAACATTCTAGGTGTGCTTCTTTTAATCACACCTAGTATTAGATTATTATGATGAGAATACACAACTGTATCCTCATCTTTTAACTTATTACCTAACATGTCGATATGGCATATAGTCATTACTTATCGTAGCCTAGCGTGGCAATAAGTGTTTCCAAATCTTCATGATAATCGGCATGTTTGTCCCAATCACGATTCTTAGCAATCTTAATTGCTTTACTAATCAGCGCGGGCTTAATATCAAGTTCTTCTGCAACTGCTTTAACAGTTTCTCTAAGGCCTCCTTGCAAGTCTTCAATCTCTTGCAATACAGTTACACCTTCTTTGACCAGGCGTTCAAGTTTTGCTTTTTCTTCTTGCCCATAGGTACGGTCGCTCATATAGTACTCCTTGTGTGAATATTATACTAAGTATATGCTGAGATCGGCCAACTGTCAAGCGATTTTTTTGACAGGATAATGATTAGGGTACCCCCCTAAGATATTGTTATTTAAAAACTGCTTATCAATGCCGTAATTTTTACAAATATAATCTTCAGTCTTTAAATAATCAAGGTATCGGTCTTGAAATATTTTAAAATTATGCTCAACATCCTTTTCTAAACTGTCTTGGAATTTATGAAGATTTTTCTCCCAGTGACAAACATTTTCTACAACCGGTTCTAAGATACTGTTGTAGTTGTCGTCGGTGTAGTTTTCATCGTAGTTTGGATATTTCATATATTCTCTAAATGTTCTAAATCCTAAACTTTCTAAATACGCACATGTATTTTTAGCACTTACTATCATGAACGGCATCTTGTTAGCAATTGAAATCCATGTTTTTTCAGTTATCCATGTAGTACTAATCTCTGTTTCGGGTATGATTTGAAAATTAGAATTTAAAAACATATCGACATTATATGGGATTCCCATATAATGGAGTTCTTTGTTAACAACAGTTGTATCATAGGTTACATCTATTTCTTTTTTGTATTTTTTAAAAAATATTTTAAGATCTTTACGTGTTTTAATAACGTCTTGCATTACATTCAGAGCCTCGTCGAAAGTTTTTTCGTGTGCATTATGTCTTAAAGTATATAGGGTATTTCTTTTAATACAATGGTTTTTAAGTAACATATAAAATAAACGTATTCTGTTTGCTCTATAAGATTTGCCCATTAAAAATAAAAAACTATTCTTTTTGTTATACGAAAATTCTGTTTTAACTGGCGATAGTTTTTCGAGAAATAGTTTTTCGTATGTGTATTTTAGCCATAGATCTATATATACTACGTTGATTTTAAATTTTTTAAATTCATTATCATAACGCTTAAACCATGAATTTAATATTAATAAATGAGTTTTATAACCGTGTTTTATTTTATAATATTCTAATTTTTTTTGAAGTTTGGTAATATCAAACTTAGGGAGTATTTCGCGAACTGCTGTTATCACCAAGACATCTATATTATCTTTTATATAAACGTGCCTGTGAATAAAATTATATAAATCTATATATTCTTCCATACACGTATTTATCTTACAAAAGCACCGATGCGTCCGTGTACGTCTGGGTAGTTACGGTATGTGTATCCCGTCGGCGCTGTGGTATCTTCGCCTTCCCATACTGGGATAAAATGGTTGATATTACCATCAAAGTCTTCGTTGCGTCTTAGGTGTACTTCAATTAGTTTATCACCAATGAACTCGCAGTTTATCCATGGATGAAACTCTACTAGAGTGTTTAGTATTTCTGGAAAGTTAAATCTCTTGTTGGTCCGGATCCATTCTTTCCATTTTATAAATGTATCTTCGGGTTTATTACCTTGTACACACAGCAATTGCTTGCTGTTGTAATAGTCTGCACTGTGATGAAATCCGTCAAACCATTCGCACCAAAAATGTCCAACGGGTAAGTCACATGTATCTTTCTCTAGCCATAGCTTTTGTGTGCCTAATCCTAGCCCTAGCATATTGACACAAGGGCGAACAATATAAAGGCCCGGATGCGGAACATCAAGTCCGACCGGGCCACAATTATATCTTAGTTTACGACTAAGTATGAGTTTGTCTAGTACCCAGATATGATCTGGATCTATAGTTTGCCAAACAAAGTCTTCTGCACTGTCTTCCACTATTTTTAACGTGTTCTAGCTTGCATTTATACTTTCAACTTTGTTTTTTTAGTTACTTTTTTTGATTCATGCGTTCTGCTAATGCACTTTTGTATTTTTTAGCTGCTTCTGGGGTCATTACTGGTGCAGCCGATGCCTGATCCAGTTGGTCGTATTCCATTGAATGAAATACACTACCCATGTAATCTGCTGATTTAGTAATCTTAGCTTGCACCCAACCTTCGAGGCCTTCTGCTTCGCTTACACCTTTTAATAATTCATGTAGTTTGATTGCATACTTTGCAATCTTGTACAGTTCAGCACGGGCCATTTGTACTTCATGATCCTGTTCGGCCATGTGTGCCATATCGCCTAGGCCTTCGTGTACACTTTCGGCTGCTGGCTCTGCTTTTGCTTTTTTAATTAGCATCTGTACAATTTGTGGACTCAGTGCGGATGCTTTAACAACCTCGGCCATGCTTTTAACATACCCTGTTCCAAAACGAGACAACACAGGACCAAGTCTAGAAAGGGCATTTGCCATCATTAAACTAGCATCATCTGTGCCGCGCATATTATGAGACATAGTCTCCATTTTTCTTCCTAAGTTGATAATTTCCTTATACTTAGGATTGATTTCAAAGTTTGGTCCGATCTCTTTTTCGGCAAGTTTAATTCTTTTTGTCATTGTGTTCTCCGGAATACCTTATTACGTATATTTATCGTTTGATTGTCTTACCGCCAAATAAAGAGACATCCGAATCTAATGCTGACACTGACTTCGGTTTCTTTTTACTGCGAGATATAGTTGGGTTGGCAACTGTTGCAACACTACCGGAACCCATTCCACCGGCTGATTCTGTAATTTCAAAAACTTTCATATTATCCTACTAGTTTTCCGCCCAACGGATGTGGACCGCGCTTTTTCTTTTTAGGCATTGGACCGCCTGACCTTGCATAGTCACCGTCTTTTTGTGTGTATGCTTCTGTTTGCGCTTGCTCTGGTGATTTACCTGCAAATGCTTTTAGTATTTTAGATCCACCATATAGTATAGCTACTGCAACTAGAATTGGGACACTAAATTTAGCAGTAAATGATAAAACTTTTTGAACTGCTGCTGAACCAAATGCGCTTTTAATTAGTGGAATCAAATCTTCTTCGACCATGCCTACTATATCATTAATTGCAAGTCCAGTTGCACCGATGCCAACGCCAGTTCCAATTTGTCCTACAGCCTTAGCGCCAGCTGGCACAGATCTAACTCCGCCTGTTAACACTCTTGCACCAAGTCGAGCAGCCCATGGTAGTGCAACTCTTGCTCCTGCAACTGCCATTGGAATTAGCCATGCAAATTCATCTAACTGTTCTTTTGATTCTGTTATATGATAAACTTTCATTTGCTTTTTCTTAGCCCTGATATTTTTGAATCAGTACCATATTGTGCTTGCAGCATCTTCTTTGCTTCTTGTGTACTTCTAGCACTTATTTGCACCGGTATCCATTGAGAATAATTACGCTGCCTCACCTGAACGTTTGCACTAAACACATAAAAATTGTTTTGTTTTAATTCTCTTATTAACATGTTAGTATTTATCGAAATTAAATAGTTTAACTTTTTCTTGTATCACAGTATCTTCTGAACTGTGGCCGCCTTCAATGATGGACCATTCTGCTGCTGTATAACGAGGCGCATCCTCTTTTTTAACAGTGTCGATTGCCTTAGGGCCGTCCGGGTGTCCTGGATTCAGCACCACAGGATCGCCGTTCATAAGTTCACTTATGTTGGCAGCCTTGCCTAATTTATCCAATACCTGATGTAGTTTGTCTGTAGGATCGTATCCATACGAATCGTATCCTTTTTTGCCGCGTATTTCAACACGATTTTTACCTTTTTGCTTAACATGAAGAATGTCATACGTTGGCCCACGCTCAAGTTGTACCATTACACTTTCAACAAGACCTAGATTAAACAACACACTAGTTGATTGTTCTTTTACTTTTTTACTTATACCACCTTCATTAGTACTTTCTTTGAATCCTGGCTTTTTAAGATAGAAGATATCACTTGCTCTGCCACTAACAACTTCAACGTTATAATTAATAGCGTTGGCAAACTGCTTGGCAAATCTGTTGTAAAGTTTTGATCTGCTGTTGTCAAGGATCTTGTCTGCACTAAAAGTAATTTGATCTACTTGTGCATTTTTACTTGCCCAGTTCCACCATTCTTGTATTGCTGCTTTAACTGTAGCAAATATTTTAAACTGATCACCTTCACCAGTTTTGTCCATTTTGTCGCCGACATTAAATCGTATGCTCCAACGTCCTTCAGAAATAGATTTAATTTCTATGCCCATTTGATTATAGAAATCGTCTTCCTTAGCGTGTCCGTACCACTGGGTATCTTTCTTTACGCTCCAACGAACAGGGTATGGTTGATCTAATGCTTCATTCACGTCACGACCATTACCAAACTTAGCAGCTTGACGTTTAATCTCGTTCAGACCTAGATCATTAATTTTCATTATTAGTTTCTCCGTTGTCTAAGAATCTGTCAGCTGACACCGGAGTTGTTATTAGTAAATAACCACCTTCACTATATGCTCTAACTATTTTATCTGTCGGTTCTATTTTAAATGATATTTCGTCGCCAAACCAATTACCTGGTCTTTGACTTACAAAAATGCCTACAGGTGATTGCCAGTCTTTACCAATTTGAATATCCATTAGGGCAAATTCTTGTTCGCCGCTACGATCAGCACGAGGTCGTAATCCGCCTGATTTTAAAATTTGAGATAATTTTTTCGTTTGATGGTATACTACGGTGCCATTTAGTGCAGCACGATCTCCCAGCGGAATTTCAAAAACATTTTTACCTATTGCATTTCCAGGTTTAAGTATTTTACCCATAGGCCTATCAGTTATTTCAAATATCTTCATCTTTTGCGGCCTCTAAATCCCTTGGTCATTCCTGGCTGACTAAACCACAGATCAAACCATTCTTTGTCACCTGGTTTTATGTTTTGTTCACGTTCTTTTTTACGATTGCTGTTGGCAGCATCACTGAAGTTTTCAAGAGTGTACTCTGTGTAGCCTTTGAATTCGTTTACACCGGCTAATTTTATAAGTCGGTCTAATTCATCCATGTTCGTATCTTGCTAACGATTTATATTCACTCCAGTAATCATTACGCTCATCGGTACTTGATCTTTGTGACTCGTGCTCTTTATGCTTTTCGCAATAATGAGTTATTTCTTCGCTTTCGCTCTTCCTGCTTTCATGTTCGCTTGCCAATGTGCCATCCTTTGCTTTTCACCACTTGAATTCTTAGCAGTCTTTCTCAAACTGCTAACACTTGCTTTAGTATTTACGCCACTACGCTTGGCCAATCCTTTACGTCCTGGCTTCTTACCATCTGCAAAGTTTTCTGTAGCATGTATTTCGGGCTGGCTGTGCGTGCCACCGATTGCTTTATACTGTAACCCTAAACGATCTAATTGCTTCATTAGTTTCTGCATTTCTTCTGGGCTTGCACTGGTAACAACTACGTCACTGTCGCCTTGGCCGTATTCATGCGGATCGGATTGATCTAAGTTAGCAATATTTTTTCCTATTTTATACCAATCCAAGTCGCTTGCAGTGTCTATTACCAGTGTGTTTTGCGGCATAGTAAGTTTAACTTTATCATAACCTTTAGGATCAGGCTCAACTGCTACTGCTTCTGGAACAGACTCTTGATCTCTAACACCCATGCCGTTGCGTACTGCATCATACATAGTTTTAGCAAGTTTATTATCCGGAACACCTTGTGCAAATGCTTCTAAATTGCCACTTGCAGCAGCAGCTCGCATCTTGCTTGCACTCATACCTTCAGCACCATCTGCATCTGGATCACGTTCGCCTGCATTGACTACATTAACACTATCAAAATTATATTCAGTACCGTTGTATTTGTTAATCAATGTAGTAAAGTCGCCAATGCGATCACTACCGGCTACATATACAATATCAGTGTAACCCATTGACTCTAATTTTTGTAATGCTTGTATAATAGTTTTCACACTACTATCGCCCACTGTAACATTAGGAAAAAATGATTGAGCAAATTTTACTTTAGTAGAAAAGTCCAACGGATCTGTTTTAGGTTTCTGCGATTGACTTAAAAAAATATAAGGATCACCGGGCAAACTTGCAACTTTGTCTGCAAGTTTTTTATGACCGATTGTAGGTGGATTCATTCTTCCAAAGGCAAGAACTGCCGTTTTACTGCTTGCTTCGTACAGTTCTCTAAGTAGCATTAATAATCTCCTCGACGCAAACTTTCTAGCTCGTCTTTCAGCAGTTTAGTAATACATTCCATTTTTTCGTTATCTTGTAACAAATCAGCTGGGCGTTTTTGTATTTCAAACTTGTTGATATATTCAACAATTGCTTTTTCTACCACTGACAACATATTCTTCTTATTGTACTTGCCACCGTTTTTTACAGCCTCTTGCACATCTACCATTGCAGGATATAAACTATTTCTATAAAACGCAGGATCCTGTCTCATATAAATACAAAGATCTTCCACAACATCGTATGGCATTTCGCTGCCAATTTTCAACTCTTTAATATTGTCTTGATCAAAAAACTCATTAATTTTCATATTATTTCCTTACCATTTCCTACACGACCAATAACGGGCTTTTGTTCTTGGTCCTGGATTATCGCAATTGTGTCTAGCACGGAAACTGCGTCTACGAGCAGGATTTGATTTTTTAATTTTCATATCCGGGTCGCCAAAATTAACTTTCTTAGTATTCCCGGTTGATGGATCTTTTACATATACTTTAAACTTTTTAACATCACCTTGCATAGGCTTGCCCAACGGCACCTTGCGCCCTTGATATTCTGCTTCGTCTAGCTGGTCGTCTTCGTTAAACCAAAGTTCGCCAAACGCTTCGTGAAATTCGTTACCGTGATAGGTTTCTTCTACGATATTTTCTTCTGCACTAATCTCAATGTCAAAGTTTTTATAGCCTTGTTCGAACATATAGTTTGCTAAACGCTCGGCGTACTCGTCGGCTTCGTTATCAGCTAGATGTCTTTCTAGTATAATTTCAAATACAGGACGTCCATCGGCTGTTTCTAATAGATTTTGACTTGGAAAAATTGATTCGTTTAGGTACGAAATCTCTTGTTTTTCATCTAATATTACTCTTACAAAATATTCCATTTTACTACCTTAATGATTTAGCATTATACTTGAAATAGAGCCATCTGTAAACGTAGCAATTGCTCTTACCCAAATATAGTTGCCTGTAAAGTTTTTTAGAAAAGAACCGTCACTGTTGATAGTGTCAGTTGCGGTACTAATGTGTTGTGTTGTGCTTGCAGTAAACCAGTCTTGGTCTGTAGGATTAGTTGTAAGGGTTGCTTGTATAGCAATAGTCCCAATAAATCCTGTTACATTGTATTGCACTGTATGAAAGCCGTCGGATCTGCTGTAGTACCCATCGCCTTTGAAAAGTTCTCCAGTAACAGATGCAGTGCTGCTATCTCCTGGATGTACTTGATTTGATAAAATTGTTTCACTTATACTTGCCATACAACTATTTATCTATATCGTCTTTGTATACTAATTTATCGATACGCGATATATTATCACCAACTAAAATTTGTAATAGGAAAATAACATTCTCGTCTCTAACATATATGTATTGGCCTTGTATCCAACTTCTAGTTCGTAAATTTTCCATTAAAACAGGACCTGCTTTGACCTTGTCTCCGTTTTTATCAATCCAGGATGCCAGAGCCGGATTGGCTTTTTTTCGACCAAATGTTAATTTAAAAGGGTAGCGTGTTGGTATATCAACTAGTATTATATTTTTACTACTTGTTAAAAAGTCTATTGTAGTTGGGTCGGGTTCCCATAATTCAGGATTTCCTCCTAACAATTTATTTGAAATTTTTAATAACATTGATCTATTGTTAGAATATATAGTCAGCGTACTGTATTCGCAACGTACTATATATTCATCTACATATACTTTTAATACATTATAGATAGTATTTGCGTCAAGCAGCTCGTTTTTGGGTATAGCCACATGAGCACGCCAGCGTGATCTTGTTGGAGTTTCGCCCCGGCGATACTGTTGTAAGTATGTTTGAATCTTTGTCTTGGCAAAAGTTAATCTACCATTACGCTGTTGTTCTGTGCGGAAAATACCCGCTAACTGATTTGTTAATTTCAGTTTGTACAGGTATTTTCCATAGTGTAATTTTTTAGTCTCGTGTAACTGTAAGTTCAACATTTTGGTTCTCTAATACTATTTTGTTATCAACAGTATTTACGACAACCTTGCCGCCGTTCTTTAAGTTTCCAAACAACATGGCTCTTGAAAGCGGACGCTTGATGTCTTTGTCAATCAAACGCTGCAACGGTCTTGCACCCATTTTAGGATTAAAGCCTGCATCAACTAAGTAATCAAGTGCATCGTCTGTAATTTCAATAGTAACATTCTTGTCTTTGACTTGATCACGCAACTCTGCAAGAAACTTACCAACAATTTTCATCATCACAGGCTTGCCAAGTTTAGCAAATGTAATTGTTGCATCAAGGCGGTTACGGAATTCCGGAGCAAAGAACTTTTTCAGTTCGGTATCTTCGTAATCTTTTTCCATAGTGTCGCCAAACCCGATGTTATTTTTCTCCGAGTCTTTAGCACCTAAGTTAGTGGTAAGGATTAGTACGCAGTTACGTGCATCTGCTTCTTTACCGTTGCTGCCTGTGATCTTACCATTGTCCATAAGTTGCAATAAAACAGCACTTACATCAGGGTGCGCTTTCTCAATCTCGTCTAGCAGCAACACACAGTTGGGATTTTCTTGCAATTTAACAATAAGCTGACCAGCATTATCTTCAAAGCCCACATAGCCTGGAGGTGCACCAATAAATTTAGATACACTGTGTTTCTCTTGATATTCACTCATATCAAAGCGTACAAGATTTACACCAAGATGTTTTGCAAGTTGTTTTGCAGTTTCTGTTTTGCCTGTGCCTGTTGGGCCCATAAACACAAAGCTACCAATAGGCTTGTCATCTGGTTTAAGTCCTGCTTGTGCAACAAGAATTTTATCAACAATTGTTTCAATTGCTTCGTCTTGTCCGTACACACTGCCTTTGAGATTCTTCTCAAGGTTTGCAAGATTTTCAGTTTCTTTTTCTGCAACTTGTTCTTCGGGGATATTAACAAGTTTAGCAAGTTCGTATTGAATACTGCTTTCAGTAACAACCTTGTTATCTTCTTGATCACGTACCTTAAAACGACTACATGCAACATCAATCAAATCAATTGCTTTATCGGGCAATTTTTTATCGGGCATGTACTTGATTGACAATTTAACCGCAGCATCAATTGCTTCATCTGTGATTTCTACAGCATGAAACTCTTCGTAATACTTGCGAATACCTTGCAGAATCTCTACTGTCATTTCAGCACTAGGCTCGTCAATACTCACACGCTGGAAGCGGCGCATAAGAGCACGGTCCTTCTCAAAGAACTTACGATATTCTTCCCAAGTAGTTGACGCAACAACTTTAATATTGCCTTTTGCAAGAGCAGGCTTCAGCATGTTTGCTAGATCGTTTGAACTATTGCCACCGGCACCTGCACCACTAATCATGTGTGCTTCGTCGATAAACATAATAGTCTTGCCTTTTTTCTGCAAGGCTTGCAGCACTAGTTTAAAGCGTTCTTCAAAGTCACCGCGGTACTTGCTACCAGCAAGCATTGCACCAATATCAAGAGCGTAAACATTATACTCTTTTAAGAACGTGGGTACATCGCCATTGACAATTTTATAAGCTAGTCCTTCTGCAATAGCAGTTTTACCAACACCTGGGTCGCCTACCATTAGTACGTTGCTTTTTGAACGTCGACCTAGCGCAAGTGCTAGCTGTTCAATTTCGTCATCGCGTCCGATCACTGGATCGATCTTATTGAGTTTTACATTATGATTGAGATCTTCAGTAAATGACCGTAGTGCTTTATTTGCACTTCCGCTATTTTCAGCTTCTTCTTGATCTACATCATCATATGCTTCAGTTTCAGTATGCTGATATTCTACATATTTTTCTTTGCTAAGGCCAGCCTGCTGTGCAGCAAAATATGCATAGGAACGCTTCTCGCTCAAGATACTGATCATTACATCAGTAATGTCAATCTTGCTTCGTCCTTGGAATAGCACCTGTGCAAATGCTCTGTTAAGAACACGTTCTACTGCTTGTGTTTTTTTAGGCTTATATTTATCCAACTCTGTTTTAATGTCGTCGCATTTTGTCTTGAGAAAGTTTTCAAGATTGCGTTTCACTAGTTCTGGATCGGATCCAAACTCTTTAATATTATTTTCAAAATTCTCTTCACACAGCATTGCATAAAGCAGATGCTCGAGCGTTACGTACTCATGTTTTAGTTTTTTGGCATCATTGACTGCTTTGTCAAATACTACCTGAAGTTCTGTGCTAGGCTCTACCATATTTAATCCTTTTTAGTCTCTTTGTGTCTGCTCGTTGAATTTTTAATTTACTCACTCGGTCAATATATTGTATTCCATGCAAATGATCGTATTCGTGTAAAAAGCAACGTGCATCAATATCGTTGTACTTTGCTTCTACATGTATAACATTTCTATAGTCACTTGTCAAGGTATCAAATTCAACAATGCAACTAATTGGGCGTTTTACTCTTAGAAATAAGCCGGGGTGACTAAGGCACCCTTCGGGTCCTAGTTCTACTTCTTTACTAAGACCTTTAATAACAGGATTCATTACAACAGTAATGTCACCGTATTGTTTGTTTAAAATAGCTTTCATGACAAAAATTTGGTAAGGAAATCCTACCTGGTTGGCACTTAATCCTAGGCCACCTTCTTTTTTCATTAGATCAATCATGTCTAACGCAACAGGCGCCGGGTGCATTTTTTCAAAGTCAAAACACTCTACTGGTGTTTCTAACATTGGATTAGGTGCGGTTATTAATTGCATCATTGATGTCTTTTATCCTTTCTAGTAGTACTGTGTCGGTAATTTTTGGCGTAATCCCTTTGATCTTTAAGTATAAGTTTCCGGTGGTACCCGAACGTAAATCCGGAAGACCCTGACCGGCAATACTTAAGATTGTTCCTGCCTGTGTACTCTTAGATATATTAACACGTATTAGGCCACCTGTCAACTTTTCTATGACCACTTCGGTACCTAAAATTAAATCAAAAATATTTACATCTACAGTTGTTCTTAAATGTCTTCCGTCTCGTTCAAAACGGTTGTGGTTTAATACTCTAACTTGTACTAGTAAGTCGCCACGCGGCAACTGACTGATGCTGCTGTCACCAAGACTTTTAAATCGTATAATTTCACCGTGTTCTACACCTTGGTGTATTCGTATATTTGCATTGGTGCGTTGCCCGTTGGATATGGTATAAGATGCTATAAAGTCCTTGCCGGCAATAACTTCTTCAAGAGTCATTGTGACTTGAATTCTAATATCTTTATTGCGACTAACCTGCCGTTTGCTTCCAAAAAATGAAGAAAATACATCTTCAAAATCCGCAGCGGATGCATTAAAGTTTTGTCTTGGTGCAGGACGATCGTAGTTGGCACGCTTACCAGGATCTCTTAGGGTTTGATACGCTTCATTTATTTCAGCAAATTTTGCATGATCGCCACCTTTATCAGGATGGTGCGCCATAGCCATTTTTTTGTATGCTGATTTAATTTCGTCTAACGTTGCTGTTTTATCTACATTAAGTAGTTGATAATAGTCCATGCAATTACTTATCGCATGGACTATTATGCATTACTAGTAATGATTACTTTTTGGATATTGCTTCTTTAGCATAGAACGCTGCTACAATTGCTGCAACTGATACAAAGTATGTAGGGGCCATTGCCCCTAGTACTGTTGCTGCCTGCTCTAATTCTATTGATACTGCTAGTATGACAGCAAACGGGTATAGTAGCATACCAAATAGAGCAAACCATGCCATTTGTCTCTGTGCATCACGCATTGCATCGTTGTCTTCCAAACGCTTGCGCTTGAATTCAAGATCCATTGCTGCTTCTTGTGCAGAAATGTGTCCATCGCCGTTGGCGTCCATCATGTCTGCTGTACCAGCATCCATTGTGATTTGTTTACTTGCCATATAAATTGCCCCCAATTAATTGCTAGTATTTATCTTCTGCTATATTATTCCGCTGATTGTGCCAGTGGCGTAACAGCTTCTTCGTAGTACACAATGATCTCTTGTTGCTGTTCAATATAGCGTCTTAGTTCTGCAATATTTAAACTAAGATTTTCATAGTCTCTAACTGAGATAGCAATGTACACAAGTTCGCCATTCTTTGCTGTAAAGTCTGCAACAAACTGATCAAAATTTTCTGTGGTAACAACGTAGATCTTAATACCATTCAGCTGAACACCTTTGGGGCGTGCCACAATAGGTACTGTTGTTTTTACACTATTGGTTACTACTTGTATCTTTGGTTCTTGTCCTAGACTACTGCATCCTATCAGGGTCAGTAATATTGCCGAGATCATTCCATAACGTATCAGTTGCATCTTGCATCCTATTTTCAATTAATCCTGGCTTTCTCAACGCCAGAGATGTTAGATTGTGTGTTTGTAGAGTAGCACGAAGTCCGTCTCCGTATGCCTCTGCTTTTTGTAAGTCCGATTGTAGTGTTGCATTAAGCTCTGCATTGCGAATTGCATCTGCTTGTAAAGTAGCAACACTATCTTCGCTGATTTGTACTGCTACTTCCATTTTTACAACATTTGCTCTTGCTGTTTCTAAATTGCTTTGTATTCTTTTAACATACGCAAACCCCATACCTGCTGTTGCAAGTACAGTTAACACCATGGCAATCTTAATAGAATTAAACATAGTTTTAGTCGTCCAATAATTTAGCTAATGTCATTGGCCCAGCAATACCGTCTGCTGATAATCCATTCTTGGCTTGCCACGCTTTTAGCGCACGTTCTGTACCCGGTCCAAATGCTCCGTCTGCACCAACACCTAGTGCTACCTGGATCATTTTAACGCCGTCGCCACGCGACCCTTTGCGTAGGGTACCAATGTCGCTTACATCCATATCATTGTCATCGTCATCATGTGCTTCTGCTAGGCTTACTGGGCTGCCGAATACTTGCATTGCTTTCTTATAACGTGCCTGACGGTCAGCAAGACCGATGTTGCCGCCGTTGATGACCTTGGTCATTTTTGTAACATCATCTGTGTCAGCAATGTTGTTGAGTTTCTTAGTGTCCCAGAACCAGCAAGCTGACTCCACTGCGCCTTTTGGAGTTGCTACATAGTCTGCTGCTTGTTCTGCTGTCATGCCTACAAACTTGCCAAAGCCAGTGTAGTTCTCACGACCAGTAAGTTGCTTTAGTCCACGTCCGCGGAATCTCCAACCGTCACCGGCTTTGGTGTTGCCCATTTTGTACTTACGGAACTCGTCCATGTACACATAGTTGGCAATCTTCTCTGGGTTACGTGCATACTGGGCAGCACTGCGCTTGGGTGCGGCACCAAAGTAACGACCAAACACTGCGTTAAGTGATTTCTCACTGTAGTTTAGATTTTCTTCAAGTGAGTTAAAGTTGTTTGATTCATGAGCGCATTGGCTAATAAAGTGTGCCATGCGTCTTTGTGTAGTAATGCCATACTTAGGCAGTACGTCTACAAGTGCAGCGTGCCACGCATCAACATTTTTGTTGCCTGGAATTAGTTGTGCTAGGTGTTCCTTCTTTAATTCAAAACTCATTATTTTCTATCCTTTAAATCTACTTTATAGTCGTTCGACAACAAGAGTATATCCTGCGTTTTCGAATGTTAATGTTTTCTTACCAAATTTAGTAACATTGTAATCGCCGACATATTTGGTTAAAAATATTATCTCAGCAAAGTCATTCATATTAATTTTATCTTCGATGCTTTCAAGAATTTCAGTTGTCTCTCCAAAATCTTTAACTTTAAACCCTACTGGATCTGCATATGCTTTTTTAATAATTAATTCTTGCTCTTCGTCTAAATCAATTGTCTCAAGAAAACTTCTATTAAAGAAGTTTTTAAAGTTATTCATGTTTGATTCTGTTACTGTAATTTCATAGGCTTCGTTGTCAACTGGTATAACAGCTTCTAATGCGTCAAGACTAACCGGCTCGCTTTTAAAACTTTTATAATAACGAAATCTAAAATCAGCACGGCCTGCTAATTTAGCAACTCCGTCAAGCAATTCCACAATCTGTTGTGGAACATGTTTGTCTCTTTCTATTTCAACAAACACACGATACATACCGTCTTCTTGTTCGCCGCTGCTAACATCTGCATCTAGTACAAAGCTATATCCCTTCTCGATAAACTCTACTAGATCAGTTGCAGGTTGTTTTTCATTCACAGTAAAACTCAATACAACAATATCGGCATCATTGCCCATTTTACTTTTATAACTATCTATTTCAAATACTTTATAGACTAAATCTTTTAAGTCGCCTGCTCGTAATCCCATTATGCTTGCATCCCTTCGTCTGCGTCAGGTGCTGACTGGTCCAATGATTCAACTGGTGGCTCTTGCATGTCTTCGCCCTGCTCAGTTTCTTGCACGTCTAAATCGTCTAGGTCGTCTAACTCTGTCTGGTAAAGATCAGCAAGTAATTTCTTTGGCATCTGGATTTCTACTATCCAAACAGGAATACGATCCAGTTTGCCTTTTTTAGTGCCAGGACGAATGTCGTCGGGCTCTACAATCTTGCGAGGTGTTACAACGAAAGATTTTTGATATTTCACTCTACAATCGTAATCCAACAACCGCTTGCCGCCCATTGGGTCGGGCATGTTTTCTTTTGTCCAAAAGAATTTAACTGTAACCCAGTGTCTATCAATAATTGGGCCAGCAGCTAGTTCACCGTCTTCCCAGTTTTTGTAAACATACAGATCGAGCTGATCAAGTACACGCTCGAAGTCTTTTAACACGTTAAAAGCAGTATTACTTTGATACATACTTTCGATGTTTTTAATAACATCTATTTCATCAAGGATATTGGCCATAGTTTTTCCTACTTGTTTTACTATACTTATTTATCGTAAATGGTATCCAATATGCGCAGTTCTAAAGAGGCTCACGAGACTAAATACTTTGCAGGGGAAGAGTTCCCGCAAGGGAATGAATACCGTGTCAACCACTCATAGGAGGACTTAATGGGTAAAGCTAGAGCCGTGAAAAGGCAAGCACATATTAAATCGAATAACAACAATAATAATGTTGTTAGCATAAACACTTTCCTTCCAAAAAAGACTCGAAACGTCGAAATACTTCCAAGAAATAAAAACCAAGAAACTTACGTGTTAACACTGACTGATCCGGATAAAGACATAGTCTTCGGTATTGGACCAGCAGGAACCGGCAAAACTATGTTAGCTTGCCAGGTGGCCGTGAAGGCATTCTTAGAAGGACAGGTCGAAAAAATTATAGTTACTCGTCCAGCAGTTAGTGCTGATGAGGATCTAGGATTTCTTCCAGGTACATTAGAAGAAAAAATGGCACCTTGGACAAGACCAATTTTTGATGTATTTCGTGAATACTTTTATGCTGCTGAAATCGAAAATATGATCAAAGAAGGTGTTATTGAAATTTCTCCTCTAGCATATATGCGCGGTCGAACTTTCAAAGATGCATATATTATTGCTGACGAAATGCAGAACGCAACTCCTAACCAAATGAAGATGCTGTTAACACGTATTGGAACTGGTAGTAAAATGGTTGTTACTGGAGACCTTGCACAAGCCGATAGATTAAAAGACAACGGGTTGCTAGAGTTTATTAGAAATTTAGAAAATGCAAACAGTACTCATATCAAAGCTGTAAAATTCCAACATGGCGACATCGAAAGACACGATGCAGTCAGAGAAGTTCTACAAATATACGGCGACGAATAACTACTAACTAATCTGTTTAGGGTTATGTCTAAATGTTGGAGGAGGTGGACGCCTCGGTTTAGGGTGTTTAATCTCCTCCAGCAACCATTCATTAACTGTATAATACTCTTTTTCTACTAGAGGTAAATCACCAGCCATTCCCCATATATATTTTTCTAATTTAACGTATTGTTGCCACCACAGCCACTTGCCGCTAACTGTACGCACAGGGTGCCACGCAAACCTTTCCATTGACCTGCGTTCTCTCACTTTAACAACTCCAGTAAGTATTCATTTTTAGTATATACATAATCCCAGGTAAGCCCGTGTATAGGGGGCTTACCATTGTTGTCATAGTACGTGTATCTAATGTAATAGTGTGTTAGCCACACACGTTTCTTGCTGCCAGTTACTATAGGCATCCATGCAAACTTACGTTCAAATCTATGTTGGTCAGCAAATGCCATACCGTAGTAACCGTGTCCCATCATTTTAGGATGTTGACAATAGTGTATGCAAGTTCACGGAACCATTCTTCGTCGTGGCCGCGTGTAGTTTCTGCAGCAGTACCAATACGAATGCCACTTGTTTCTACAAAGCTGCGTGGATCATTTGGAACACCGTTCTTGTTTACTGTGATGCCATTTGCTTCCAGCAAGTCTGCCGCAGCTCGTCCACTGTGCTTGCTGTTGCTCAAGTCCATAAGAATGATATGACTGTCAGTACCACCTGTTTGTACTTCAAATCCTTCTTTAACAAACACGTCACACATTGCTTGTGCGTTGCGTACAACAGCTTGTGTGTAGTCCTTGAACTCTTGTGTATCAGCTTCAATGAAGCACTGTGCCTTAGCTGCAATGACGTGCATCAGGGGGCCGCCTTGCGTGCCTGGAAAGATTGCTGAGTTAATCTTCCTAGTAAGCGACTTATCATTCCAAAGAATAATGCCGCCACGTGGGCCACGCAGTGTCTTATGTGTAGTTGATGTAACCACATCTGCATAGGGCAAAGGATTAGGATACACGCCGCCGGCAATTAGCCCTGAATAGTGTGCCATGTCAACCACAAGGTAGGCATCCACACTGTCTGCAATCGCCCGGAACCTTGCCCAGTCAATTACCCTAGGATATGCGCTAGCACCCGCTACAATAACCTGCGGCACTACATCAAGTGCCTGATCTTGAATAGCATCGTAGTCCAAGTATCCGTTGGCATCTACTCCGTAGGCATATGCATCATATACTTTACCTGAAATGTTAGGGGCGCTGCCGTGACTCAAGTGACCGCCACTGGCCAAGTCCATACCCAGTAGTCTATCGCCTGGGCTCATAAGGGCTTGATATACTGCTGTGTTGCAATTAGCACCACTGTGTGGCTGTACGTTGGCATACTTCGCACCATATAGCTTGCACAATGAATCAATAGCAAGTTGCTCAATATCATCCATGTTCTCGCAGCCGTTGTAGTAACGCTTGCCTGGATATCCTTCTGCGTACTTGTTGGTAAAGATACTGCCAGCAAGTTTCATAACTGCTTCACTGGCAAAGTTTTCACTGGCAATAAGTTCTACTGTTGATGTTTGCCTATCAACTTCTTTGTTTAAAATATTCTGTATTCTATTGTCCATTTGATTTCCTTATACAGCCATTACAGCTTTAATAGTTTCCTGTGGATTATAATTGATTAATTTATAATCGCCTGGGTTAGTCGCAACCAATTCTTCAAGATTTGTAAACTGTGGAATTTCCAAGATGGGTCCAGCATCGGGTGTTCTAGTCAATTGCAAGTTAACCGCACCAAAATGATTCTGATAGATATGACAGTCGCCACCTGTCCACACAAAATCTCCAACTTTTAAATCTAATAGCTGTGCAAACATATGTGTGAGCAAGCTGTAGCTTGCAATATTAAATGGTACACCCAAGAACATATCAGCACTGCGCTGATAAAGCTGACAGCTTAGTTCGCCGTCTTGTACATGAAACTGGAATAATGCATGACATGGCGGCAGCGCCATCACAGGAATACGATCGGCATTCCATGCACTTACAATATGCCTGCGACTGTAAGGATCAAATTTAAGTCCTTCCAACACTTGGGCAATCTGATCAACATGGCCTAACTGCGCATCCCAAGTACGCCATTGATGGCCGTACACAGGTCCTAAGTCCTTTACAGTATCAGTATTTTTATAACCAAGATCTTTGCCTTGACTATCAGCATTGGCAGTCCAGATGGTCTTCTTGCCTACTAGCTCTTCTCTAGGCTTGCCGTAGTGTATTTCAGCAAGTCTACGCTCGTCGCTGGAGCCTTCTAGCATCCACAGCAGTTCGCTTACAACACTCTTCCACGCAAGTTTCTTTGTAGTTACTGCTGGAAACTCATTTCGCAAGTCAAAACGCATTTGATACCCAAATACACCACGTGTGCCTACACCAGTTCTATCGTCACGATTCTTACCGTGATCCATTATGTATTGTAGTGCGTCTAAATATTGCTTCATTGGCTAGACCATTCTCCTAATTCAACACAGTCGGTTAACACACTAGCATCTGGGATAAACACCTGTACTGTTGAGTTGTCAAGATAGGCAGTGTCTCCGCATTGTACTTCTGATGTGGTGCCGGTGAAATAAGGAGTTGACATCGTACATTGTACCACATATGTTAGGTCAGACCATTCCGAGCAGATAGCGTTGGCTTTACGATACGCATCTTTATCGCCTTCTGGCTTTGTAAAACTCCACCATCTGCCTAGTTTATTCCATTCGGCAGTGTATGCTCTATATATTGTATGTGATGTAGTATCATTGTGGTAATCTACATTATCCAATGGCATTGGTACTCCGTCGGTATCGTGTGCGTTCACTGTTGTTGCTAATAATAGCGCAGCGATTGTTGTATAAAACTTCATAATAATTCCTTTAACAAGTTTTTAGATTCTTCAAACTCTTGCTCTGTTGGCTTGCGCTGATAGTCGCAGTCTTTGCAACGCATCTTCGAATACCTCTTCGGTGTAGTAATGGACATTTCTAATCTGTGCTCCGAACCATTCAGGCAATCTGCTTTATACGGGTCGTAGTAGAAAGATACCGAGGTCTTGAAAACAAAATTCTTTTCGCATTGGTAGCATGTGTGCTCGTGTAGCTGATCCTCTGCGTATCCAGCACCGTCGTCGTGACAGACTTCGTTTTCTGCATTGCAGTAAGGGCAGTGCATATCACTCATTCTTCAATCCCAAAATTCTTAAATAAGAATGGTTTCATGCCAGGATCTGTAAAGTCGGCGCATTCCTTCACAATCAACTCAGCAAACTTTGTCAACGAGCCCGGGCTGTTCAGCGACTCTTGCCAAATACGCACAGGCTCGTCTTCTGTATTTGAATCTGCCCATTTGGTTTGCTTTAGTCCTGCTTGTTTAGCAAGTTCTTTAAAACGCTTGTTCATTATTTTTTAACCCATTTCTCAACACAGATGTCGTCTTTGAACGGCTTATGAAGTACTAACTCAAGTGCAAACTTTTCTAAGATTGTATCTTCGGGCAACACAGTATCGCAATCGTATACACCGTCAATACGGCTAAGCCACAGCTCGTCTATGATGTCTAAACAACTTTCTACAAGTTGTGCGCCACCAATAATACAAACAGGATGCTCACGGCTTAGATCTACAATGCGTTCTTTAAATCGTTTGCCAAAAGTATATGTTGCGCCTTCTACCTCCGTGGAACTTACAACCACGTTATATCTTCCGGGCAACGGCTTCACAGGCAAACTGTTCCAAGTGTTACGGCCCATAACAACTGCTTCGCCCAGTGTCATTTTCTTAAACCATTTTAGGTCTGCACTGTTATGTGGCCACGGAAGGTCGCCGTCCTTGCCAATGCCCCACTCTTCGTCACATGCTAATATTGCTTTAATCACCTTGTCCTGGCTCCTCTGAAAAGTACTGCATCTTGCCTTCAACTCCGTGCCACTCTCTGGCATCTTCCGGAGTGTCTTCAGGACGCATCTGTGTAATGTTTGGCCACAAGTCTGAATACTTTTGATTAAAAGATACCCATTGCTTTGCCGATTCGTCAGTGTCAGCAAAGATAGCATCTGCTGGACACTCTGGTTCGCAAACTCCACAGTCAATGCACTCTGTTGGATTAATCACCAACATGTTTTCGCCTTCATAAAAACAATCTACTGGACAAACTTCTACACAGTCCATGTGTTTGCATTTAATACAACTATCGTTTACAATATAAGTCATTAAATTCTTGCCAATCGAATTAGTGTAGCTGCTAAGTTAATTTCTGGATCTACTACCAATGTGTGATCAACCAACCCTTGCTTAATAATTAGCACTGCCTGGTCTTGTTGTTCTTCTGTTCCGAACAAGTCAATGTTGTCGTACAGCCAACGATAGACTTCTTCCATTTCTTCTGCTCTTACTGTGCCACACAACAGCTTACGAGCTTCTTGAATCTTGCCAGCTTTAAACAGTTCGACCATTTCAAGTTTCCAGTCGGCTGTGCCGCTGTCGCCCTCGTTGGGTTTAACCAGCACACCGTCTACACTGTTCATTTGCACTGTATTAATACACTTGCGCAAGTCTGGATACGTTGCCTTTACATAAGTGTCCAGTGTATCCAAGTCCGGAACTACACCTTCTGTAATAAGAATAGTTGCTACTCGTGCTGTAAACTCTGTCTGATCAACCTTGGCAATATGGAAGCCCTGGCAACGACTGTGGATAGCTGGAATAATTCTGTTGGGATAGTTGCAAGTCATAACAAAACGTGCTGTGTGGTGATATTCTTCCATCACGCCGCGCAGTGCTGCTTGTGCGCTGGGCGACAAGTAATCAGCTTCGTCTAGTAGTACTACTTTAAAGTCACCAAACGGAATCATCTGTACAAACGAAACAATCTTATCACGAACATCATCTACTGAGTTTGTACGACTTGCGTTGATTTCTAAAATGTCAAGTGGATTGAGATCAAGTTCGTTAAACAACAGTTTAGCAAGGGTTGTCTTGCCAATACCAGCAGCACCGCTGAACAGCAAATGCGGAATACTTTTGTCACGAATCCATGTACTTACTTGTTCACGCTGTGCGTTGTCTCGAAACACATATCCGTCTATCGTGTTCGGTCTGTATTTTTCAGTCCAAAGTTCTTTCATTGTGCTACCTTATCTCTCTTTATCACATGCTTTTTAATAAAATCTACAGGAACACCAGGATTCAAGTCTATCAGTTCTTGTTCACTATATGTATGCGGTTGCCTAATACCATACTTGGTAAACTGCTCTTGTGCCCATACTTCAAACTCTGCTTTGTTTTTAAACTTGCTCATTTAATAAGATCGCTCCATGTCTTTAGTTTATCCCGCTTCACATTTACTCTAACACGTAATTCTTCATCTGTCAAGAGGCCATGTTCTACCATCAGCTCGATCATACAAAGTACATCGCCTGCTTCTTCAACTAGTAAATCTCTATACTTGTCAGCAGACATATCTTCCAAGTTATCATACTTGCGCATAACTTTCATACACACTTGCGTCACCTCGGCACATTCTTCTGCGCTGATTACCATCAACTGCTGAAACGCATTGATTGTAGCTGTTAATTCTGTGTTACTTACCATATTCTCGTATCTTTCTAAATTTACAATAATCTAGCCATAAGTCGTAGAGAAAGTAAACAGCAGCGCCACCAATAAGATTTAGATACCATATTTGTGCTGTAAGTGCTAGGCTAATGTTAGCAATTATAAAATCTGCTGCCAAGAAAGCCAGTGCCCAATCATACCAACGTATCATGTATCGTCAGTGCTTTCGGTTGTTTTATTGCGCCTGCCATAAAACCCGCCA